CAGCGCGGCGAAGAGCAGTGGGCGGGCCCGGGGCGGGCGCAGCTGCTGCATCAGGCCGCCGCGCTTTGTTCGCGCGCCGATTCGCGCGCAGAAACGGCCATGGCGGCGAAGCGCGCCGAGAGTTCAGCCAGCGCGGTTTCGACGTGGTCGACGAGGAAAGCGCGGATGCGCTGCTCGTCACCGTCCAGCGCCGAGAGCGACGAGCTCAACCTTTCGGGCCAGGCTTCCAGGCTGGCGCGCAGGGTGACGGCGGCGTCGGCCAGCGCGGCCATCTGCTCTTCGCGGTCGAGCAGCTTGCCGATGCGCTCCTCGAGGTCGATGCGGCTCTTCTCGGCGTCATAGAAGGCCTGGCGGTCTTTGTCGCTGCGCGCGCTGCTGCTGACGGCCGGCGAACTGGCCCGTTCAGGCGCGCCGGTGGTGGCCTGGATGCGGGCCAGGCTGGCGACGAAGTCGACCAGGCCTTCGGGCGTGAAGACCAGCCGGCCTTCGTGCTTGAGCTTGGTGACGTAGCTCTTGCCCCAGCCCTGGGCGCGGCCGAAGTCGGCCTGGGTGCCGAAGGCGGCGGTGTGGGTCGCCGTGTCGCTGTCAGACATGGCCGTTCCTCTCGTGCGCCGCGTTCCACAGCGCCAGCGCCTGGCTTTCGCTGCCTGCCCAGGGCCCCCGCGTGCCGCAGTTGCCGCAGCAGACGAAGTGGATCCGTCGCCGAGAGGCCGGCTGGTCATCGTCCAGGATCAGCGCCGGGTCGCTGCCAGGCGGCAACGGCGCGCACAGCAGGCACGGCGCGATGTCATGCGACCAGATCCCTGCTGCGCTCAGGTCGAAGCCCTGGTGCAGCATGACGTGGCTGACATGGCGATCGTGGTTCGGGTCTTCCTCCCACCACTCCAGGGCCGTGAAGCGCTGGTCTTCGGCCACCGGCGCCAGCGGGCTTGACAAGCCACTGGTGCAGGCAAAGTTCGCCGGCGTCACGGGCTGACCTCCGCGTCGACAGCTTGACCTGCGCTGGCGCCTTCGATGTGCAGCCTTGCAATGACGTCATCCAGGCTGGCGGCCTCGACAACGCAAACCATTGCCGCGGCATCGGCTGGCGCGTCGTGGGCCGCCATGTTCAGCAGGGCCCTCACCAGGTGCGGAATGCTTTCCTGCGCCAGTCGGTTGGCCTTGCGATTGACCGCCGACATCAGTTTGCGCCTCGTCGTCATGCCGGTTCCCTCCGATGGTTGGCTTCAGCACCTGGCCCTGTGCAAGGGCGGCTGCACAGGCTGCATAGCCGGGTGCACGCTGCAAGCTGCTGTCCCTCAACGATTTTTTTAGGTGTGCAGGGTGTGTGGGATCGCGTGATGCGCGCGGGATGCGCGTGGCCCGCGTCGTGCATGCAGGCGCAACGCGCGTCGCGCGTCACGCATGCGTGATGGGCCTGCACAGCCTGCACAGACAGGCCGGCCACCTGGGAAAACGGGGCTTTTGACCGCTGCACAAGTGCCTGCACAAGTGCCTTCACAGGCGCCTGCACAGCCTGCACAAACCCGCGCATGTTGCGCACGGCGGGCCGCGCGGCGGCCTGGCTGCTGGCTTGACGGCGTCGATCAGTACGGTGCATCGGCTTCCTCCATGGCTTTGGGGGCGCGGTTGGCATAGCCGGTCGGCTGGAAGGGCTTGCGCGCGGGTTCGGTGGTGATGTCGCGCCACTCGCGCAGCCCTTCGGCGAAGCGGTTGATGCTTGCGGTGAGGTCGGTGCGGTTGGCTGGCGCCTCGACGCCGGGCGGGTGCAGCACGGTGCTCTGCACTTCGCGCGTGAGGCTGTGGTTCAGGAGGTGCCGTTCGCGTGACTTGCGCGTGCCCGGGCGCTTCACCCAGCTGCCCATGCAGGTGTTGAGCTGTGCGGGCTTGCTGACGCCCTGCATGCGGCACCAGTGGGTGTAGGCCTGGTACAGGTCTTCGCTGCGCACGGTGCACACGGGCAGCATCGACAGGCGCTCGGCAGTCCACTCGACGAAGAAGCGTTCGCTGCTGTCCATGCCGAGCTCGACGAGGGCGGTCTTCGCATCGGTCATCGGCGGCAACGTGGCCGGGCCGAAGTCGCCCAGGTCGATGTGCAGCAGGTGGTGGTGCAGCGCGGCCACGCCGCCGGCGCGGATCTCGGCCAGCACGGCGTTGTAGAGCTCGGCCTGCCACTTGCCCGGCGTCCAGATGACGCCGTAGCGGCGGTCGTCGCGTTCCAGCGCCATGGGCTGGACTTCGTTGCTCAGGAAGACGAGGTTGACGTGGTTGCGTTCGCGGTAACTGGCCACGAACTTGGGGTTGATGCGGATCCAGTCGCTGGTGACCAGGCCCTTGAGCTTATTCTTCGCGTGGAACATCTCCTGGCGCGCCACCACCTCGTCGGCCACCAGCATGAGCTTGCGGCTGAGGTAGTCGTTGTACTTGTCTTCGATCGCGTCCTGGTCGACGAGCTGGCCGTAGTTGCCGTAGATGGCCAGCACGGCTTCGAAGAAGAGGTTCTTCCCGGTGCCCTGGGGGCCGTGCATGATGACGGCGGTCTTCATCTTCGCGCCCGGGTGCTGGATGGGGTAGGCCAGCCAGCGCTGCAGCCACAGCCACATTTCGGCGGCGCGGCGGTCTTGGCTGCAGAGGTATTCGCCCAGCGAGAGCAGCAGCTCGCACGAACCGGCCCGCGGCCGCGTGGGCCAGCCTGCCCAGAGGTTGCACTTGATGTTCGCGTCCTGCTCGCCAGGGTCGAAGCCGACCTCTTCCAGCCGCACGACGCGCTTGTCGGCCGACTCCATCCAGTCGCGGTGCATCTGCCGGCTGGTGCACAGGTTGCGCATGCTGGCCAGCGGCACGAGCTTGTGTTCCTGCGCGTCGAAGACGGTCTCGGCCGCTTCGTACACCAGCGCGTAGCGGCGGTGCAGTTCGTCGACCGTGCCGATGGAGCGCAGGTCGTCGCCACTGTCGCCACCCCCTCCCCCTTTGGTGGAGGAGGCAGGCGCCGCGCCCGCCGCGGGCCGCCACTTGATCGCCAGGAGGTGGGCCTCAACCTGCGCGCGCACGACGTGCAGGCCCTCCGCCACGTGGAGGTCGTTCCAGTCGGTGGGGCCCTTGCGGTCGAGCGGGCGCTGGGCTGCGAAGTGCGGCGCCAGCCAGGTGGATTCGTCCGACAACGCCACGGCCTGGGCGCCGGCGATGCCGGCGTTGGTGGCGCGGTGCGGCTCGCCGCAGTGGGCGCACGCGGGGTCGGCGGTGGGTGTGAGTTCACCGCAGGCGCGGCACTTGCCCAGGTAGTCGTCGTCGGCCAGCACCAGCAGGCGCAGCCGCGGCCAACGCGAGCGCAGCGCACCGGCCACGTGCACCAGGTTTCCGGCGTCGAAGCACACGGCCACGGGCAGGCCGGTGGCCTCGTGCACGGTGGCGGCGGTGGCGTAGCCCTCGGCCAGCATGCACACGCCGCCGAACGCGGGCGAGCCGATGAGGAAGAAGTGGCCCTGCTTGGCCAGGCCAGCGGGCCAGAAGTCTTTGTCGCGGCCCAGGCGGCGGGCCTTCTCGTGCCCGCGGGGGTAGATGGCCTGCAGGCCGTAGACCTTGCCGTGCACGTCGCACAGCGGCAGCAGCACGGTGCCGTTGGCAGAGAAGCGCACGCCGTGCGGGGCAACGAGCTTGCGTCGCAGGTACTCGCTGTCGCCAGAGGTGGGCAGCTTCAGCCACATGGCCTGGGCGCGGGCTGCGGCGCGATCGATCTCGCGCTTGCGTGCGGCGTCGCTGGCCTTGCGGTCGGCGGCGATGCGGTCGCGGATGGCGGTCTGCTGCTCGGCGGTGAGCGTCTTGGAGCGGTCGAGCCGGATCTTCTGCGCGCCGTTGTCGGCGCCGCGCCAGACGCCGAAGCTGCCCACCAGCACGGCGCGGCCGTGGTCCATGGGCATCTCGTGCAGGTGGTACCAGCCGCGCTTCTCGCGGTCGTCTTCCATCCGGACGCGGCAACGCTGGCCGACCACGATGTCGTCGACCAGCAACCCAGCGGCGCGCAGCTGCGCCAGCACGCTGTCGTAGTTGTCCCAGTTCACCGTGCCAGCGCCCCACTGTCTACACGAAAACGGCGGCTCTGCGTACCCGCACCGATGTCGCCCAGGAAGGACCCAAAGCTCGGCGCAAGGTGTTCACCGCGTGGGTGAACCGAGGCAGCGCCCGCGTCGCCGCGCCACGCATCACTCGGGGGTGCGGGGTATTGCCTCTCGCGCGGCACGCCACGCCGCTGCAACGTCTGCGCGCAGACGATCGGTTGCAAGCTTGCCCCTTCGCCTTTCAACACCGTCAAGGTATTCGGCTCGCTGCTGTCGGCTCGGCATCCGCAGCACGTAGCGCACCTCGCACTCGTGGCGGCAAGCCTCGGTGTAGGTGTATCCGCGCGGATCAATCGCGCCCTCCCCAACGCGCGCGCCCTCACGAGGCGGCATTCGTCAGAACCAAGCCCGGACGGCCCAGCTTCTTTCGGCCACCATCGCCCAGGCAATGCGGCTGGAACTGGGGCGGCCAGTTGTGCTGGCGCACCAGCGCCGTGAAGTAGCCCGGCCAGTACGCTTCATCCGGCGCCAGGTCAACGCGGCGCCGGCTGCACGCACGCCGGCCGTCCGCATCGGGCGCCCGCACTACGTGCTGCGGCTTCGACGCCGCACCCACCGGGCCCTTCACCGCGCACCCCGCTCACGCCGCGCCGCGTCGTTGCTCTGCCGCAGCATCACCAGCACCGCCTGCACGGCGGCCACCAGTTCGCCGGCCTCGCGCTCCACGCGCAGCAGCTCGTTGTCGCTCACGCTGCCGTCGGCCAGCGACTTCGACACCTCGCTCACCACGTCGCCGAACTCCGTCGCCAGCTTGCTCAGCGCCAACATCGCGCCGTCGCCCGACCCCACCCCAGCCATCACCGGCAGCACCCCAGCCATCACCGGCAGCACCAGGCACCCGCACTCGGCCGCGAAGCTGTTCAGGATGCCCAGATCGCCGCTCAGCTTCGTCACCTTCAGCGCGTCGAGCAGCCCGAACTTCGCGCCCGGATAGCCGGCCTGCACCTCGTGGCTCAGCGTGCTCGAGGCCTTGCCCAGGCGCGTGGCCAGGGCCGGCGCCCCCCCGGGGTAGTCGTGCACCACGTTGAAGGCGGCGGTCAGTACGTCCATGGCATCGGGCCCGAAGGGGTGCCATTGCTGGGCAGCGGCACGGGTTGCACATTGCGGGTCATGAGATGCACCACCTCAGCCCTTGGAAAGTTCGCCCGGCGCTTCGCCGGCAGCGGCTTCGGCGGGCGCAGCCAGGCCGCGCCACTGGTCATGCACCCACATCTGGCGCGGGCGGTTGGTGGCGTCGCGCCACACCTGGCCGTCCCAGCGCCAGCGGCCGTTGGGCAGGTTCTCGTCGGTGAAGCCCGCCCACAGGATTTCGTACCAGCCCGGGCGGCAGGGGTTCACCAGGGCCGGGAACCAGGGGGACGTGGCGGGGCTGCTCATGCGGGCGCGGCCTCGCCCTCGAAGATTGACACGAACGGCCCCTCGGCAACGCTGACTGGCCGCTGCCAGATCACGCAGACGACCCGTTCCCCTGCGACCCTGCAGACGTTGACGACAGAGCCGTCACTGGCAAGCAGCACGCGCACGCGGTTGGTTTGGCTCATCACGGACGGCATCGGAAGCGGCGCCGGAAGCGGCGCCGGAAACGGTCGCGGCGGGACGTGGCCGCGCATGGGGCTAGGCTGCATCACGCACCTCCTGCTGCGCCTGCGCGACGGGCGCCGCCACGTCGATGCACGGCCTGCCGCCAGGGTGCGGCCATGCGGGGTCGGGCACGCGCTGCCAGTGAACGTCGGGGCGCAGTTCCTCGCAGGTCACGCGGCCTTCGGTGGCGCGCTCGATCGCGGGGCAGCGGTCTGGGGGCGTCGGCCGCCGCCGCGTCAGGCATTGGTAGAGGTATTGCTCGTTGACGCCGATGGCGGCGGCGACGGCAAGACGTTCGGTTGCGGGCATTGAGATCATGGCTGCGGACTCTATCCGCACGCTAGATTCAATGTCAAGCCTACAGAGTGACTATCGCGCTAGCGCCATGCTCGAATCTGCGGTCATGGACATTGAAGTCGAGGCACTTCGGCGCCTAGCCGGGAGCACAGCCGCGCGGCGCAAGGAAGTCGCGCGCGTTCTGGGGGTCAACGAACAGTCGATCTATCAGATCGTCAAAGGCGTCCCGCTCGAATCCGGGCAACCGCGCAGGGTTGGCCGGCAGCTGAAACAGAAGCTGTATCGGCACTATCCCGACTGGCTCTCATTCACCGCGCCACCAAGTGCCCGGCAAGTACCGCAGCCGCCCAGCCTAGCCGCGGCGCTGGAGGTGCTGGGCATCGAGTTGGCGCGCGACATGCCCGATGACGTACGGCAGGACGTGGCCGACACGCTGGCCAAGCTGGCGCACCGCCGGGGCCTCAAGCGCCACCAGGACGAGCTGCAGGTTCTGCTCCGCACCCCGCCCGCCAAACGCCAGGCCAACGGCGCATGACGGACCAGGTCTACACCTTACCAAACCGAAGCCCAGGCCAACGCGCTGAAGGGTCAATCTCCCCCCGGGCCCACCCTTCAGACCGCCCCTGTTCGGTGGAGTGCATCAGGGGGATGTGGGGGCTATGGTGAAAGCAGACACACCAGCCTCCTGCACAACCCACGGAGTCGCACCCCCATGACCTTATTTTCCCGTCAAGCGTCCGCCTTCCGGAACGACCTTGCCCGATCGTGCGGAGCCCTGCTGGGCATCGCTCAAGGAATTCTGTCTGATGGCCATCTGTCGGACCAGGAGATCCGCTTCCTTCAGTATTGGCTTCAAAACAACGCCAGCATCGCCCACGCATGGCCCGGCAACGTGATCGTCGCCGCCATAGACCAGGCGCTGGCTGATGGCAACATCACCCCAGAAGAGCGCTTGCACCTTGT